CGATCTGCCCCATTGGAGTGTCTAATATAAGTGCCTTACCCATCACATTATTACCTGACCATGTCAGCTCAGTAATACGATGGGATACTTTGTCTAAGTTTACAGTGGGACCATCTGGATGGTTTAATTCACCGACTGCTCTCTTAGGAATTACTTGTTCTTTGTTATACTTATCTATAGCTTTTTCCATAATAGCTTTTGGATAAATCCTGCCATTCCGGTTTTTGCTTTCAGCTTGTGCGAAAATACCTTTAATCACATGATTTTTTCCACCGGCTTCGGTAGCTTCTGTCATATAAGATATTTCTTGATCTTGGTATTCTGCAATTAATTTCATTTTACTGGCCTTTATCTTTAATCATTTTTATGCTCGGCCATCCCACCAAGTCTTACTCATTTCCCCAATGTCAATCGTGTTAACAGGAGTAGTAACTTTACGTACATTAGTATAAACTCTATGCCCATTTTCTTCTGTACGAATACCACCGGTTTGCTTTAACCATAATATTCTACGCGAACGCTTATTAAAAGTAGTTGTACCAGGATCTGCTGGCGCATTATTATACTGATAACCAGTGTTATTTGTCATTGTTACCCAAGCCACGTTATCTACCCTTATACTGCTTAATAAATTCTTTAGCCATTGCCATAGCTTCTTTTTCATTTGGATATGTATCGAGTTCGTCACCGTCAATTAAAGTCTTAAATTTGTTATGTGCGAGTTTTTGAATAACCACATTTTTACGGTCAATCTTAAACTTCTTAACTACATTAGAAGCCTCTTGTAAATTAGCTTTTAATTCTTTAAACTTAAGCATCTACTTCCTATTCTTCTTTATCAACATATATATTACTTGCAACACTAATTCTTTCTTGCTCAATAGCATCACCTAATCTGGTATTCACTTCTCCGCCAAACAAATCGCTAGCTTTAGAAAAATCACCATCGCCAATTGCATTAACCATATCCATTAATGGATTAACTTCATGCTCTTGTCGTACTGGTTCGTCGATAGTCATGTTTTCTTCTTCTGTACTTTCAGTGTCATAATTATTTTCAATTTCGTCTTCCATTGTATTCTCCACTTATTTAGTTATATTTATACATTTAATTATTTTAAAATTTAATTATTTTGCAGCTTTATGCGTTATAGTTATATTCTGACCTTGAGGAGCCGGTTCCACAGCCTGTGGTTGCTCTTCAGGTTCTTGCTGCTCTGGTTGTTCGTCTTCTATTTCCTGTTCTTTTTCATCATTTTCGTCGTCTACTTTAACTTCCAATTCTTTCATATCTTCTTCAGATAATTTTAAAACATTTTTCATGACCCAATCTTTTGTAAAATATTCACCTACATATTGGCTGACCATATCTAATGTTTGTACTCTTTCTTTTAAAATTTCTGACTCTTTTAATTCAACAAAGTGATTATCTCTATTATAATTAACTCGTATATGTTTTTCCCATTTTGACCAATCAGCTTCAGTTATAACTTTTTTAAGAACTAGTTGTTTTTGTAGAATTTTAAGAAATAGATGTGAAAATCTGTTGCGTAGTCTATCTATAAACTTCTGAAACTTAACTTCATCTCTACTAATTTCAGTTGAACGGCCAATACTAAATCCATTATTTTCTTGATCTAATCTTTGTAATGGAACATTAAGAGCTTTGTATAAACGTTTTTGGAAGTAAATAATATCATCAATCTGACCTAAGTTATCCCCACCCGGGAGGCTAGATATTTCAGTGCTTCTATTACCTTCTCGGCGTGGTAACCAAAAATCTTCGAGCATTGACATATGTTTACGATCATCTCGTAAGTCACCAGTATTAGCATCGTATACTAATTTATTACGATATTTAGCCATGATGTTTTTCATGTACTCTTCAGCTTTACCCTTTGGAAGGTTGCCTACATCGATATAAAAAATTCTTCTTTCCGGTGCTCGAGCTAGTCTATAAATGACAAGCGAGTCTTCCATCATTCTTAATTGATTAACAGGCTTAATAGCCTTTTGTAAATGAGAAAGAACTTTTTTTCTTGCCTCATCTAACAAACCAGATGTTACATAACTAACGGAATCTTCAGTAAATTTTACGGCTTGTCTATTCTGTGAAGTATGTATTGATCCAGCTCCGCCCTTACCAGGCGTTTCTTGATATACATAATATTCCTTTACATTTTCAATTATATCAGCATTTGTTAATGGATCTTTTTTCTTTTTAACTTCTTTTACTTTACGCATTTTTGGAGCATCAATAAATCGAATATCTTGAATACCCATTTTTTCATTACTTGGATCTACAACTAAGTGGTGATAAATCTTACCATCAATATACCATCTGCGAAAGATGTCATGTCCATCTTCTGAAAAGTTAAGCATTCTTAAAATATTGGCAAATTCTTCTGTAATCTGTTCTTTAATATTGTTACTAGCCTCAATTTCATCTAGAACTAGTGAAACACCAGGAGATTCTTCATCTATAACAATTGATTCATTTACGATGTCTTCAATAGCAGCGTCACATTCTGGATGCATAGCTACTCCACGATATTTCATTACTAATTGGTAATTATCCTTAGCACCACTTCCATCAATATCGACATATTGACCAAAATGGCCGGCACCTGATGCAGTTACATAACCTGCACCATCATCGTCCTTTGCAGTAACGACGGATTTCAGCTTTTCGTCTTTATCTTTTGATCCAGCTCTTTTTATCTCAAAGCCAAAAAGCTTAAGTGAATTATCATCTGCCATAATTAATCCTTTAAATATGTTGGCGAGGGGGAAAGTATTTCCCCCTACACCTCTTCAATTAGTACTATTTATTACTCAATTAAGTAGTAACTTTAACACCAGTTGCTTCACCGCCTGAATAGCTTTCCCAGTATTGTACTTGGAAATCAACCGAGAATTCTTCGATCGTATCGTTGCTAGAATATGCCAGCGCGATCGGTGAAACATTTGTTGGAAAACAACCTCTAAATTTGTATGCATAAAGCACTGATTCATTTTTATCTAGTTGTTCTACAGTTAAGTCAGCTTGATAATCTAATGGAGAAGTAACACCAGTATTTGCTGAATGCGCGTTCATAGCATTCATCCAGATTTCCATACTACGTCTTACTTCAAAGTTAGTATCATTGATTACGTTTACTGACCATGGATCAAAGGTTCTATCACCCGCCATATGAAGGACTCTGCCTCTATATGGTACAGGAATAGAGCTTACGTTCGATCCAGGTAATTGTCCGGCATTACACATAAATGATGTTAGTTCAACATCACCTGTCATAATGATCGGATATGCTAAAGTAATTTTAAACAGATTCGGGCGTGCGCCTCCACCTGCTAATTTAGCTTTAAATTGGTCTACACCTAAAATTGCCATTTTATTCTCCTATCCCTTTATGTAGCCTGACCAACAACTTCTTCAAACGAAACGCCCGTGCGAACTGCAACGAAGTTAAGAGTGATGAAGTTAATCGACCGTGCTGGTTTAATAAAGAGACTTGCTACAAATTGATTTGTATCAATAATCGAAGGTGGATTATTAGTTTCATCAGCTACTAGCCTGAAATCAGTAATACCTCTTCGACCTTTTATATCTCTCAACAATGGTTCCACAATGTTTACAAACTCAGCTCTTGTAAATTCATCGTTAAATTCGAACAGAATATTTTTAGCAGCTTCTGCAATGGCTCTTTCGATAACCAAGAAGAGTCTACGAACATTGATTCTATCAAATGCTGATGGTCTTGCTAAGTGTGTTTTATCACCGAACAACAATATACCTTGACCTGGCATATTAGTAACTGGGTTTATACCAGCTCTATAAAGTTGATCTCTTTGTGATTTATTTGGAGAATAAGCTAATGCTGTTACACCAAAATATTGACCTCTTCGTGTACCAGCAGGTGATACCCAAGGAGCAAAATTATTATCAGTAGCTGCACACAAGCCTGCAGTTGATGACGATGCTGGAATATGGATGTACTTATCGTTGTATTTGTCATACACTTTTAAGAAGTTATTATCCACTGCCAAATACGAGCTTCGTGTAAAGTTTTTCACTCCGGTAAGAATAGCCGCATTAGCCTGAGCTCTGTTATTAACAACAGCGGTTCTATTTGGAGAAGCAAAAACCATACAATCTTTTCTCGTTGATGCTGCAATAGTCGTTAAATGGTTAACTAATGTTGTGTGATCAGTTGATCCGTTTAAGCTGGGAGCTATAATAAAATCAATTGAATATGCGTTAACATCCTCAATTGTATTATAACCATTCATCCAGTCTCCAACTCCTAGTGCATCACCGTTCTCACCAGTAGCTAATGTTACATCTAGTTGAGCAGATAGCTTCATATCTGATGTTGAAGTAGCTGCTAAACCTGCACCGGTACCCATGCCAGTCGGCATATTGACTAGTCTGACATACTGAGATCGGTTATTAATAACATCAGTTATAAAGTTATTAGTTCCGTCAGCATTTTGTGCACCTTTAGCTTGTGAAACATACGGATATGTTTCGAGCACTGCGCCTTTTGTACCAGATAGATCGCCAGTCGTGTCGACAATAGCGACGTGAACTTCGTCATTTACACCGCCAATAGATGCGGTATGTGCTGATGTACCTGGACCAGTGTCATAGTTGTCTTTGTACGCCCAAGAATTATAATCTGTGTGATAAGCTGCGTTTGAGGCATCTGCGTGGTTCGAACCGCAAATTTCTATTTTTAACGAATTGCCAAGATCTCCTGGATATTTCGCTATAAACGTATGGCCACTATCTGATAGTGCACCAAAAACTTGATCGAATTCAGCATCATTTTCGATTGTAATATCACCTCTTGTGCCGCCGCTTTGAAAAGCGTTGACACCGGTATCTGAATCCATCCCTCTAATGACATAAAGGTCATTAGAATATCTGAGATAGTATGATGCGCTGTGAAAGTCTACAGTAGTGGCGTCATTCGGTGTTCCGAATGTGGCTACTAGTGTTCCTTCATTGTTAATGAGAATCGGTTCGTTACACGGACCCCAACGAAAATCGCCAACAATTGCGCCTGTAGAAGTAGGTACATTTGGTACGCCGTTGGTTAAGTCAATTTCTCTTGTAACTACTGCCGGAGACTCTGATGGTGCATATATTGCCATGTCGTTTCCTTTTCCAATCTAATAGAAATTATAAGTTTCATAATACGGTTGTCTATTCAATTAGTATTATTTATATACATTTGATTTTTAAAAAATTATTACCATTCTTGAACAACCCATGGCATATCATTTGCGTCTAAATTTGTTGACCATGGTTGATCTGGAGTTGCCGGAGAAACATTATCTAAACCATCATCTACAAAACCCCAATCTAGTACATCATTTTCAATCTCTAACATTCTTTGCTGAAACATTAAATCTCGTATGCTAATATCAGTCATTTCACCAAAAGCTGATGTTCCAGCAAAATATCCAAACATGACTAGATTCATGACAATATCGTCATGATTTCCATCTGATGCTTCATATGATGAACCCCTGGCGGTAAATGTTGATATTTCTATAATAGTATCTTCATCTACAATTTCAAGTTTGTTATTTTCTAATAAATCTTTGAATGAAGAACATCCAATTCGTTTTACTTTACGAGTCATAAGAATACCAAGTGCATCTGCTTTAATAGCTGATTCAACAAACATATTTTCATATTCTAAATCATGATATAGTCCATTACATACTACCATCCCAGCATCATTTGATTCTATTACAACCATCGCCTGATTGTAGGAATTCGCATACTTATATATAATATTAGGGAAGAGGAGAGGAGAGATAAGATTATTGCGATACACAGCAACCTGCTTGAATGGCTCCGCGCTAATATCGATTACACTAAAAGTACTATAGTCCTGTCCTCTTCCTTTTGCAACGTCAACCATCATGACATAGTTGTGATCTTTTATTGGATCAGTGTAAACTTTTACGCTATCATTTGTAATTCTTAGCGGATCGTGTCTTCTTAATTCAAGAAGTGTATTAGCATTAATAAGAGTGTCGCCTGTGCCAAAGAAGGTATTTCCAAATTCTTGATCAAATTGTACAGGCGAAGTATTAGCTACTGTAGCTTTTTTCCATTCTTCGTCTCTTCCTGGAACGTCCCACCAGTCGACTCTAAATGGAATAAATTCATTGGTTTCTTGTATCGCACCTTCCCAGATTTTGTGAAAAACATTACCTAAGCCATTAGCTGTTGAAGTAATAATAACCTTTGTATCTTTACCAGATGACACAACAGGATATGTTGAGGTATAGAACTCAGCAGCTCTTTCAACAAATGCAAACTCGTCAAGATAAAGTAAGTTAACAGACATACCACGAATAGATGATCCGGATGTCGCTGCCGCAACAATTCTTGAATTATTACTAAATTCAATAGAACCTTTATTAAGAGCTTTGCATCCGGGTTGTAAAAAGAATGGTAAGTTCTCAAGCATTAGAGTTACTCTTCCAAGCATTTCCCGGGCTGTCGCACCTTTGTTTGCCATTACAGCAATAACTTTTTCGGTATTAAATAAAGCAAACCAAAGCAGATATGCTACAGACGAAATAGATTTACCTGATTGCCGGCAAGCCAAGACAATATTAAATCTATTTGTATTAAATTGATTAAACATTTTTTCTTGATAAGGATATAGATCAAATGGTACTAAACCTCTATCAAGATGAATTACTTTGCAATATCTTCTAGCAAAGTACGCAGGATCTTGCATGCATTTAGCATATTCTTTAACTTCATCATTTGTCCAATTAGTAACAACGCCATCACGTTTAACACTTGGATTGCCTAAATAAGAATCATTCTTTTCCATCGTCTAATCTATCTGTAATATCAATTACGTTATCATCCTGAGCCGGCTTATTCATGTCTTGCAACATTCTTTGTAAATCTACTGTTGAGCCAACAAATAAATTGTTTGTAGTTCCTTCAGGCGCACTGACTTGAAGAATATCCTTTTTCTCAAATTCTTTCTTTTTCTTATGCAAATCCATAAGTCTATCATTTACATCAGAAACATTTTTAATCATTCCAGATACAACTTCGAAGGCCCTTGGATGTTCCAGAGCTCTAGCTACTTCAATCATATCTTCGAGTGCAGCATTACCTTTTTCGATTAAATCGTAATAAGTTCTACGAGAATAATCAAAATCATCTTCTGGTAAATTATCTGACTTTTTCCAATCACTCATTTATCTAACTCTTTTTGTTCCAGCAAACTGAGAAGCTGGTCCGGAAGGACTTGATGTAGCGGCTCTTTGCTCAGCATTGCGTGCTGCAATGGCTTCTGGGGATAGTGTTACTCTATCGGGTTCTACTTCACGTGTTTTCTTAGTTTTATTTGGATTATGATTAGGTCCGTGTGGTCCCATCAAAGCACCCTTTAGTGCTCCAACAAATGATTCTGAATTTATATCAATGGCTTCGTCTAATTGATTATTAAATTGTTTAAATGTAAACATTATGCTGAATCCTCATAATAGTCGGTGGTTGTTGTGAATCCAAAATCGCTAAATGGTGTGGCGTTTAATGGATTCGGCTGTACTGTAGATTTAACTACTAAACCATCTGAATCACCGGCTAAATAGTTAGATTTATCAAAATATATATCGGTAATAGCTTTATTAATAATGTTACCAGATCTAAACGGACCATGAAAATTAACTTTCATTCCAAAATCTAATGTGTATATAATAGTTCGTCTTTGCTCTAACGCTCCCTCAAAATCATCTTGGAATGAGACTGATTGAAGAGTTATAGCAACATCTTCTTTGACATCCGGATGTAATTCAAATGGTTTTAAAGTTAAATTATAATGCGGATTGAAATATGGAAGAATCTGCTCAACAATTTGTAGTGCATCATCTTGTAACTTAGCATACGCATTCAATTGGAAGAATATTGTATAAGGCGCAGGTGAATATATTTTAGTGGCTTGTGTAGCACTTGTACCGTACGCTTTATTATAATTATTAGATCTTGGTAAACTTCGCTCAGTATCATATGACAAAGAAGTAATTTCAAAAGATAAACGCGGTAGTTTAAGCGATACTTTTGTGTTATCTACTAGCGATGGGTTTTCTCTAATCCGTTCAAGATATTTTTCCCTAGGAGCATAAGCTAAGGGCACTTTAACTTGATCGGCTATAGTATTACGCTGGCCTTTTCGCTGAACATAAATATTATTAAATAATGTTCCAAACGTGGCTACTGATTTTCTAATTCGTTCGTGATAAAAATATTGAAACATTATATGTCCTCTGCATCGCCAAATGGGTTACCTTCAGAGAAGTCTAAGAAGTCCACAAAACCAGTAAAACCGCCTGAGTCATTGGCATCAAATATGTTATTTTGACCCGACACATATCCATCAGATTCTATAATCGACAAAATTAATCTTCGTCTAGGATCAATAGCTTTATCTGAATCAATATCTCTACCATAGAATGCATAATTTGGGAAGAGAAGCGCGTCATTTGCCCTATCGTTTACAATTATTTTATTTTGTGTAAAGCCAATGAGTCCAGATGCGTTACCTTGTCCGGAAGCAATATCGCTATCAGTACCAATATGTGCAAGCTCGAGCATACACGTAACTGCATTATAAGCAACAACTTCACCGGTGATTTTTGTAAAGTTACCACCAACTGAAAGGATACTTGAGTCAAGTTGATATATTGTTTCTCCGACAAAGAAGTCTAGAACACCTTCCTCGCCACCTGAATCAAATCCAGAGTCAAGATTAAGCGTAATATTATAACCATCAGCCTCAATACCGTCAATTGCAGCAATTCCAGTATCAAAGTCTTCACTTGAATAACGAAATAACTCACATCGCAGTGAATATGTAGGAACATTACTTAACTGATAAAAAGGTAATTCATGCTCAACATGCATAATTTCAAACATAGAATTTGAAAGTGGTAAGTAAATTATGTCACCTTCTCTTGGTCGTTCTTCAGTAACAGTATTACTATTCTGACCAACCATGTGTCTCCATCTTCGCCGTGATACTATAAACGTGGCAGCATCTCTAATCTCAACACCAAACTTTGAGAAAAGGTCGCCCTCTCCGTCAAAGCCCTGTTGATTCTCGATATACATCTCAATTTTGTAAGATGTCGAAAACCTAGAGGGAACATCTTCACCAAAGATCTTATCTTCATTGACAATCTCTCTAGGCATATAATATACGTCTTGACCATAAATCTTTAATGATTCTATGATAATATCTTCATATAAGTTTTGCTCATTTACCGATTTATCGGCAAAATATAAATTCTTTGCCATAAATTATCCTATATAAAAATCAATCGGTAATTCAAACTCTAATCTAAGTTTTTCTTCTAATTGCTGAATTTCAATATTAGCATCATCAAATATTTGGCGACCATTTAGCATCACCCCACCCGGTAGAGTCATTCCTTCAAACTTCATAAGGTTTGACCCCCATTGCCTTTTAATCAAAGCTGTAGCATACATTTTTAACCACATATCATTAAAAATAGATTTATTTCCGGATGTTGTCGACGGATCAACTATCGCATAGCATTCAGCTACAAGATAATCGCCAGCTTTAATATCTTTATCGCCAAAGTCTCCAAAAATATGCAATCTATTCTGTCTACGTTGGTATGACACCTGGGGAGTTCCATTAAGCGTCATATTAATAAGATCTAAATATTGATTCATTTGTACAAAATAGTCTAAACCACCGCTAAAATTATTCAGGTTAACCATATCATTCAGCATCATTTGATATTTTATATCGAACATTCCGGCTCCACTTGAAGAGCCATGTCTAATAGGAAACAAGTGTGTTACGAATAAGACATTATCCGAAACAGGAATATATTTATTTGTGACATCTGTTGCAGTAACTAAATGTTTGAAGTATGTTTTAACGGTAGCGTCAGAATGATATTCTTGATATACTTCAAGGGCTTCATCTATCCTGTCATCTAACTGCTCATCAGCAACATTAATATCAATTACAGGCGCGCCTAATTTACGTAAACAATATTCTTCTAGTTGCTGTCTTGTTGTAGGTGATGCCATACTGATGCCCCGAATTTATAATAATCTTTATTCTATTTATATAATTTTAAATAGGACTTACATTGTTTTTACGCTTAGTTTTAAACACATCAAATCCGTACTTAGATGCCCCATTTGTAGATCTGCCTAAAATATAAAACTCTGTTCCATCATTATTCCATGATATACTTTGAGCGTTATAATCCCAGTCACCAACTGCAGCATATATCTCACCAGTAGCTGTTGAACTAGCAAAAGTTGCATCGATATCATATGATGCAATGGTGGCCTTTCCTGGGCCTTTATTATCAATTGTATACAATTTATTTTCACTATCATTTAATGCAAATCCAGTTAGTGCTGATACTGAAGGATTGAAAGTTCCATTAAGCACGGCTGATTCTATTTCATTGGAATCTGATAAAATAAATTTCTGTATTGTATCTGTTCCGGCTGTTTCTGAAATATAAAACGATTTACCCTTGTTTTCTATTCTAATATCCGATGGCGAATTAGAACCATACGTGCCAACAGCAAGAAATGGTATTGTCAAACTTGAATCTTCGTATGCTCCATTTATATCAGCGCTATCACCCGCAACGTTTAAAAGTTTTCTTTTAACTATCTTGTTTTCTGAATAATAAAGCTGAGTGTTATCACTACTGAGCGAAAAGCCGCTAGCAATATTATTTTGACTGACTGTAATATTTGAGAACGTATTTGTTAATGTTGCTGTTGATATTTCAAAATTTGTCGCCATAGAATATTCGTAGATATTTTCTTTATTTGAAATATACAACTTACTTCCACTAGCGTTAAACGTAAGGTGTTTACATTCAATATCATTAGCAACTCCAGAAAAGTCTAATGTAGCGTCATAAAGACTTGCCCAGAGTTTTAACCTTCCGGCGTCTGTTGGCAGGCCGCTTATATCGTTACTTTGGCTTGAAGCATATTGATATACTTTTAAAGTAAGATTGTCTAGGATATAAAATTTAAGTCCATCATTACTGACTGCAATGTCCCAAGCGCTTCTTCTTTTTGAATGCGTAACATTTAACGAACTATTAGTCATCTCTCCTATTTCATGATCAATATACGAATCTCTACCAGCCAGAGAGCTAATATCATATGCACTAGCTAAATCGTATTGATAAATGCGCCCATAATTGTAAAATCTGCCATAGATTACCCACAACTTTGTGCCATCATTTGAAAATTTAAATCCCTGAGGAAACCCTGTATGATAAAAACATTCTCTATACTGATAATACCATACCCTTCCAGTGTAAGGGTTAATTCTAGTATATGATTCTATATAGCCGGCTCGGAGGTACAGCGGATATGGATTTCTAGTATATGAATGCCAATTACTTCTTGTCTTTTGAAAATAATAACCTAAACCTGTATCACCAGTTCTTTTCCCAGAATATAAAACATAAGGTATTTCGAGTGTGTATTCCACAATTTTATTATAATAAAGAATAAAATATTTTGTTCCATCATTACTAAAAAAATTGGAATATGTGACATCCCATGGGGATGCTCCGTATGCAGTTCTCCATCCAGCAGGCCGAGGATATCGCCAAGGTGGCCACCTACCTGCGTATGTATTTTCATATCCAGTTGAAGTTACCCCATCTTGCCGCATATTAAACATAGCATTTTGAACAGAAGTTACAATTTGATCATGCTCAAAGTATGGTGATTTATATTCTAAAGTTGTCAGATCATTAGGTGTAGAAAGCTCATATTGATATATCGTACTGCGATTTGCATTACTTACATATATAGTATTATCGCTATCATTAATATCTATGCCAGACAAATTTCTACTTGATACGGTATGTCCGGCTGATACTCCTAATTGAACATCAATAACATATTCTTGATCATGTGTTGTGCCTATAGTTGAAAAATCAAATGGTTTGGTTAACGAATATCTTCTTATAGAGTTGTTCGTGTTACCAGCCACAAACAACTTTGAACCATCAGCATTTAATGTATGACCATCTGGGTTTGTGTCAAAAGGTGATGTAGCTGATGTCGAAAATATCTTATTAACCTTCGGAAGACCAAGTGATAAAAGTTCTAAAGCTTTTGGCGGATTGACTTCATCTACCATTAATCCACGAAGATCATATCTTATTGTTAAATCAAACGATGATACATCTGAAAATGAGTCGAATCCGCCATTAAAACTATCACCCTCAACCCCAATAAAATTTGAAAATCTAGGAAGAGTGTATCCACGGCCATCAGGCACGTTAACTGTTCCTCGAAACGTTATATAGTTCTCAGCCGTTTCCATTTTAATTTTTTGTAAATCAGTTGAAAAATTCAACCCAGATGGAACTACTGTAAAACTTGGAGTAGACCCACTAACCCTAGAAACAATTGGCATTCCAAGTGATCCGTGAGTTTTTACTTTTGGCGCAACAGGATTCCAGGTAATAGTATTACCGTCAGAATCAGAAGTAAGAAAATTAATCATAGGCGTAAATGGACTTTGTTCTAAATCAAATGTTGAATCATAAACTGCCTGAAAGATCCCATCAACTGCTTCTACTCCAGACGCGCCAGGATTAATCGCGCCAATCGCTTTATATTGACCATCTTCATACATTTGTAATACAAAATTTTCTGAATCATAATAAATTTTATTTTCTATAGGCATTTTTAATTTCCTTGGTCATCATAATTTCTCTGGAGTTAAAATATTAAAAGGATCCGCCAAATATCTAGAAGAATCAATTGTAATAGGTCCATCTGTTGTTATTTGAAATCTTGATACATGCGGATCACTCATTGCAGAAATACTTAAACCAATTGCTGGATGATAGTCATACACTAATGTCATATCTGGCCTATACGAATCACTTATATGAGCGTTGTCCGGACCCATTAACCATGGGCCTCGGTCTGGATAAATTTTATTTTTTCCAGTAAATATAATACCTAGACTGTGTGTAAAATCAGTCTCTGTAGAATTAGTAGGATCAATATAAAATCTATCTTTGGCAGAATCACTTCTTATATCTATGAGTCTTCTAGGCATAGTAGTTTCATAAGACCAACTAATACTATCGTTTCTATCATCAAAGTTTCTTAAATTTATTTCATAGTTTGGTCTAGTAAAGTCAGTACTATCTAAAGTAGACGTAAAATCTACAATTTGTACTGTTTGGTTTTGCTTTGTAACATCTGTTCCTAGTGTTATAGTGTCCATAGCCTGATTTAATTTCGATACTTTTAGGAAAGACTTACCAGACAAAGGATGATCAAAAGGTGATATATCAGGTCTACCTACGTTATAGTTAGTTATTCCAGGCATATCTGGATACGGAGCTCCAGTTGCAGTAAACAAAACATCATTAGCACCAATAGTGCCGTAAGAATCTGCTGGTCGAGTAAAGTCAGCTAAATATGTCTGCCCTCTAGTTACAACAAAATCTCTTAGATTTAAATTCGTGTTATATTCAGGCCTAAATCTATTTTCTGTGAATTCATAATTACTTAATCTGCCTAATAGTAATGAAGTATTTTTTATCTCATTAAAATCTAAATTAGCATTTATTTCGCTATTTAATACACCATCAATATATAATTTTAGTGAAGTACCGTTATATTGTATTGATTGATATTCCCATTCTGCACCATTTGGAATGGGAAATGAGTCACCCTCTAAAAGTTCATTATCAACAATAAATGCCGGGCGGATTGATGTAGCAGAAGCACGCGATGTATAAGTAAAAATGTTACCTTTACTTATAATCGGAGCAATTGATAACTTAGTGTGTGAATCATCTATGTATGCATTAGATATTGATACGTCATAAATACTGTCATACCTGTTGCTATCTAGAATATTAAAGTCATAAACATATGATGTAAAATCTTTATTTACATCTTTAATCAGATCATACGGTATATCCAAATATTGACTGCTATCTGATGTGGTTTTAAAATTAACGTCGACACCAGTCTTGTTAATTCCTGCAAACGTAGGAATATAATCAACTGGAGCAGTTGATTGCTCTTGTCCAGATGTGAGTGCAAAAATACAATTTTTAACAAGGAAATTATAAGTATTGTAACTTGATGTAATCCGAAATTTCTGGGCAAAGACACAATTTTCTATGACAGTATTTTTACCTGGATAACTATTGGAATTGTATAAAAAGTCACCTCTTTTAGTATCAATCATAACATTTTTCATTTTATGATTGCCATAATTTCCATATGATAGTGTTCTTGACCAAAATTGATTATACACTAATGAATAAGTCCAACCCTCTACTGATAGGTACGCAAGTTCGGCCCTAGAATAATGATTGTCGTAAGTGTTTTCAAATACATAATACGAACCAGAATTAGTAAGATCTATTTTGACATCTCTCATATTATTTGTAGAACCACATATCAAAATATTCTTGCCGTTAAATATGTCCCGTCCATTATTATAAGACATTGTATAATC